GCCATGAGTCAGTTCTTGTATCGGGAAGTAAACACCATATCGTTTCTGCATATCGAAGATATATGGCATTACAGCATTCTTAAGGGAGCCTTTCTCTATACCAACTGCTATAGGTGCGTGATCCCTTACAGCTTTCAGAATCCGCACCGCGCACTCCCTGATGTCCCACCTACCTCTTATAATCTCTTTAACCCACCAACCATCCTGATTGGCTTTAACGATAGCGATAGCTGTCTCGTCCAGTCTTTTCTTCTTGGCTGCTACCTGACTCTGCAGGGATTCAAAACCAGCTAAGTCAATAGCAATGTAGTAGCCTCCTTCCTTCGGCTCTTCCTTGCTGTATTGAATCCATTCCTCTTTAAAGAGATCGGAGCCACCAGCCTCGAAAGAAGAGAGAAATTCCTGCCTGAATGCGAAGCTTGACATGGATCGTCTAGCAGCTTCAATTTCTTCTTTAGCCAAGAATGGGTTGTCGAAGCTGGTAAAATGCCAAGACTCCCATTCGGGGTCATCATCCTCATCAGCGTATTTATAGAGATCCCAGAAGTGGTTTCGACCCTTTGGAGTACCGATAAATAACGCGCCACCTTTAACATCAGCCAATGCTGGGCGGAGAATTTGTTCCCAGACATTCGGCTTCATATCAGCGTACTCATCAATGACACAATACGCTAGACCCATTCCACGCATCGTATCCGGCCTGTCAGACCCTTTCAGGTAGATCCTACGTCCGTTAATGAGAGTGATGACCCCTGTATTTTCATGTACGGCCTGAATTACTTCATGACCCAGTTCCTTAAGCATATTCCAGAGAATGTCTTTAGCTTGCTGGAACGTAGGTGCTACATAGAAAACATCTTTATCTTTAGACTTCAAACCCTCAATAAGCAAGACCCAAGCAGCCAAACGAGACTTACCGAACCGGCGACCAGCAGCAACCACTTTAAACCGTGCATCAGAGTTGAATACCTCCAACTGCTTCGGGTGTAGCTTGACATTCAGACTAGCCATCAGTATTCAGGAGAAAACCCAAAGTCTCTCAACATACCCTCATGATTCAAATACTGATCCAAGTCACCCTTTTTACCGAGATAATTGTAGTACCAGTTCAGGATCTTATCGGGGCTGAGTTCTTCTTTTGTTTTACCACGAGTAACTTCAGAAAATACTGCTTCAGTTTCTCCGGGATTGGAGCGATAACGAACTTTAATTTCGTTCAACAGGTCATCATATTCTGATTTGAGGAGATCTTGTTTCCTTTTCAGCATATTACGTTGGAAGTCCGGTAATTGTCCTCTCAGGTCGTTGTCAATACCTTTGATAGCACTTTCGAGATTCACAAGCCTTCTGGCTTCTTCTTCCGTTGTTACCATGCTAGGAGCAGAACCAGTCAATGCACGTTTCCTATAAAGATCATCTTTACCACCTTTAGTCCATTCAGGGCTCAGAAACCTGTATTGAGCGCCATGTTGTGTTTCATGGGCTAGGATACTCATTGGGTCGCGCAACATATGAGGATAGGTGTTCAGTTCTACCCTGCCTTTTCCATAATCAAAAACACCGGCTACTCTAGGAGGAGCATTATACATTCTCCTGACCCCTATATTTCCAAGCTGATTAGGAAATTGACGTACTGCTTGAGCAGGATAAGCGGCACTTAGCGGCATTTTATCGCCTTCTCTAAGAGCCTTCATTACAGCATCAATATTATGGGTTTGGGGGATATTATCCGGTACAAACTGCCTTAGTTCACCTCTCGGGTTGAAAAACAGGCTGTATTTGTCCCACATTTCCTTAGCGATTGGGGTTCCTTCTTTAACACCCCTCATCAACTCGCTAAACTTAGCTAAAGCTCGACCACCAAGAACCATTGAGTGAGCATCCCCAGCCTGAGACAGTCCAGCAAGTACCGCTAAAGCCTTTCTAAGGCCCTTTAGAGCCCATCCACCGGCTCCACCAACGTAGTTAAGGGGGTCGGTAGCCTGATCGTACAAAAACTCGCCTACGACCCGTTTAGCCTCCTCAGCGTCCATCTGGCGCTGGTCGAACTCAGGGTCATAATGCTCCTCCATCTGACGATTATCTTCTTTCAGCTTGGAGATAATAGAATCAAGGCTGGTATCAACTGTAGAAGATAGGATATCAGGCCCCATTGTCTGTAATCTCCATGTCAATCGTCTGTTCGTCCTGATCGGCGTTCATCGTAACCCCGTCTACACCAACAATGTTGATGGTAACAGCCGATTTACCAGCTTTAGCGTCCCTTTCAAACAGGGAAGTTGGGAGCATCCTGTCCATGCACATCTTCAAAGCAGCCATTTGGCCGGGATGTTCGTCATTTCGGGCTATAGAGATTACTTTGTCGATGATTCCTTCGCCAGAAGTGGCCAAAAGTCTTGCTTTTAGCTCCAACATCCTGCCGTTGTCACCTTTTGGGCGACCTACGGTGCCTTTTGGCTTTCTATAGGCCTCTACATCACCCTTTTTGGGACGGCCCCGCCCTCTCTTTTTGGGCAGTAAGATACCGTTCTCACCACGCTCTTCGATTTGGGCCTCAGTTTGGTTATCCATTTCGATCCCTTAATATATACTATATAGTTTAACTAGGTTAAGTAGTTTAATTATAGTCTATAATTAGAAACTATAATTAACTAGGTTGTATAGTTTAAGTAGTTTAAAGAGACTATAACTAGACTATTTAGAGGACTATGTAGAACATCTTAGACCTTCATTGTTTAACTACTATATACCTCCTATTATACCATATTTTTAAAGAAAAGTCAAGCTTTTTCTTTATCTGGGGCAGTATTTCTTTCGTAATACTCCGCAGTAGCGGGGATCAGATGGCTTGATCTTGGCTCCGCAGACCGATTTTATATTTTATAGTTAGCACTCACTAACTTCTTTATAGATCAATTACTTACAGTTAGCAGAAGTTAGCGTATTTTAACGTATTTTAGCGACAATTTGCCATTTTCCCTTCTGTTGTGGGTGGCAGGGTACTATAATTTTTCAGCACAGCACAGACCCCTCCCCCCCTATGCCTATATAACTGCATAGTTATGAAGTCATGTGGTGGTATAACTGCATAGTTATCAAGTCAGGTTGTGGTGGTGCGAGAGACTGTGGTGGTACTGTATAGCCCACCTATACACGAATTATTGTGCATCAGTTATGCATCAGCCGACGGCCGGCCATTGACACTGCACTGCACAATTCAGCATGATCCGCGTTAGCGGATCAGTCAACAACGTCGGGTGCCGCTCCGATGGGAGATCAAGACTATGCTCAACACGATAGACCAAGCCCTAGCAGCAGCAGAGGCTGAACCTGCATTGCCCACGCTGATGGATGATGTAGCAGCCCCAGCAGCCGCCGGAGGGTTTCTAGCAGTCGCGGCCTTCCCGCCTCTCCCCAAGCCCGTTGCCGACGCTGTAGCGGAACTGGCAGAGCTAGAGGCTATGCAGGTCGACGCGGTTGAAGTAGGAGTTCAGCGCGTGGTGCGGAGGCTGTGCCTAGAACAGCGGGATCAGCGGGCAGGCATAGCCGAAGCCGCCGGTAAGGAATTCGCAAGGCAGCTCAAAGATCGCCAGCACCCGCAGGCCCCGCAGCGAGCGGCTGACTTTCGCGCCATCATCCGGGCGGCAGTCGCGAATCCCGAGGCTGCTGCACAGTTCAGAGGCGGGCTGCAGGCCCAAGCCAGACAGGCGCGTGCGATCGTCAAGGCGCGGGCTAGGCCAGAGGGCGCAGGACGCAAGGCGGCGCAGCCCAAGTCTAGGCAAGCCCTTCGCCATGCCCTGCAGCTGGTTCATGCGTGGGCTCGCGACCATGCGCACGAGGCTGGCGTATTCGAGCGGCTCGCGGTAGACTTGCCAGCTGCTGCAATGCTTGACGGTCAGATCGAACTTTAACTTGAGGGAGTTATAGGCCATGTTTAAGATTAACGCGCAGGGCACGGAACGCGGTGCCGTTGAATTGTTCGCTGACCTGCAAGTTCGATTCGAGGATCGCTATGGTGCCCCCCTCGGTCGCCCCGGATGTTTCGGTCAAGTTTACCGGCATCACAGAAACGACAATCTTGTGGTCAAGCTGGCGCGGTACACGGACGCTAACTGGCGCTTCGGCTGTGCCGCTGACGCAATGAATCAGGACGGGTACATTAACTACCTGAAACTGATGGCTTCAAGTGCGCCGTCGGCATTCTTCCCCCGTATCGCCAGCGTCAACATTTGGCAGGCGGATGATGGGATTGTCTACGTCGTCCTGATGGAGAAACTTCGCCATGCCAAGGGCCTCGAAGGCAATACGCTGGCGAAGTCGATCAGCAGCAAGCTTTACAATGTTGGAGATCTCTCCCACAACCTGACTCGCAAAGCTGTCATTCGCGATCCTAACAGTACCGCTAGCGCGGTTTCGGTCGCCCGAGTCTTGGAGGATCTTGATACGATGCACCACGGGCTCGATCTCCACGGTAACAATTGGATGGTGCGCGAACTGCCCGACGGTCGCCTGTTCCCAGTCATCACCGATCCCGCAGCCTAGAGGATCCCGCCCCAACCTAACGGGCCCTTCGGGGCCTTTTTTTTGCCCGGACTACTGTATATATTTACAGTGTTGACAAATAACAACAGTGTGGTATACTAGCAACATTCGATCACCAATTGGAGATAAAGTTATGAAGGATGTTTTCACCGCGAACCTGTCGCGCATGGCGGCTAGTAGGGTCAGCATCATGCTGCCTGCCCATGACTTCACCAACGATTTTTGGATCAGTCTAGCAAGCCCTGATACACCAGTATTGGAAGGGCTTCCAGTTCAGCAGGATAGGTTGCTGGTGCTGAACTTTTGGGACACCGATGCGGAGGACGCAGAACACGCCCCGAATAGCACCCACGCGAAACAGATAGCCCATGTCATTCGACGCGCTCGCAAGGCACGCGCTAACCTTTGGGTGAACTGCGAGGCAGGGATCAGTCGCAGCGGCGCAGTAGTGGAAGCCGCTATCCAAGCTGGATGGAGAGACTTGGAACACGATTGGCAGGAAGAGCGGTTCCCCAATCCGCTACTGTACCGGCTGCTAAGGAATGAATTCCCGACGCTAAAGCCCCTGGAACCTAAACCGTGGGATAGGTTCTGGGGCACTGGGAACGTATTCAATCCCGGTAAAGCAAGCGTTCACTTCGGCAAGTAATAACTTAGGAGAGTTATGATGCGTGAAACCTATAACGGCTGGTCTAATTATGAGACTTGGCTGATTGCGCTTCATCTGCAAAATGACGAGTATTTCGACGAAGTTATCAGGGAATACTGCGAAGATAACCCAGAAGCTGATGTTCGCCAAGTTGGTGACTATATCCGAGAGATGTTGGAGGATCATCTATATGAAGAAGAAAAGAGTCTGTTAAAGAAAGACCTCTTTCATGCTGTGCTTGTTGAAGTTAATTGGACTGAGATAGCAAAGAGTTATTGACAGACTGTCGTTTTTATGCTACAGTCTGATCCTCAACCATAACTGATTGGAGTTATATTATGCAAGTTTTGGAAATGCCTAAGCTTCAGGAACTGGTTCCGGCTGCGTTCGCCAAGGAACCGGCAGCTAGAATGTCGGAAGAGTACCAGTTCATTGACACGGTTAAGATCATTGACGCGATGACTGACCTTAACTATTACCCTGTCCGGGCGATGCAGACTCGGAGCAGGAAAGCCGAAAAGAAAGGATATGCGAAGCATATGATCGTGTTCCGTACCCCAGATGCTGAGGATCTTGGGGAATACACTCCTGAATTGCTGTATACAGGATCCCACGATGGCACCGCACTAGCTGAGTGGTGGCTTGGTGTTTTCCGGCAGATTTGCAGTAACGGTCTGGTGGTCAAGACCGCCGACTATGGGCTGATGTCTGTAAAGCACAAGGGCGCTTCTGTTGAGCAGCAGGTCGAGGCCGCTATTCAGGAAGTCGGTGAGCGTGTTCCTGTCGTTCAGGATGCGATCAGGGACTGGCGAGGCCTTGGGCTGAGCCCCGATCAGGAACACGAACTAGCAGTTCAGATGCTGCGGATCAGGTATGGTGAGGTTGGCATGGCCCCTGTCCTGCCCCAGGAACTGTATCAGAACATCCGCAGGCAGGAAGATACGTCCAATGATCTTTGGACTGTTTTTAATCGGATGCAGGAAAACGTCATGAAAGGAGGACTTAGTTCAGGGTTCCGGGGTGAGCGTAGGATGCGGACTACTCGCCCGATTCGTGGAGTGTCCGAGACAATCCGGTTCAATTCCGAGGCTTGGGCGGCGGCTGATGCCTTGGCCAAGGAATTGCTCAGGAAGGCCGCTAATAGCCCCGTAGAGGCTCTGGAAGCCTAAGCTGGTAGGGGGATAGCCCGTAGGGTCTATAATGGGCTCTACGGGCCTTTTAAGGCCCTTTCTGGGCATTCTATGGTTGGAGGTTAAGATGGACTTTGCGTTTGATGCTTTTAATAAAGCAGATGACAAGGGATTTAAAGTTACTTTTAAAAACGGTATTACCGTTTCGTGTATTTTTGGCTTACGCGCATATTCTGATTATGGGGCTACTGGCTGTGAAGTGGCTTTGATAAAAAAGGGAGATTTTATTTCCGGTTATCCTCATGCTTCAGAATATGATGACGTTACCGGGTATATTACTCCGGAACAGTTGGTTGATATCATGGAATGGGCAAGGGCACAGGCATGAGCCTGTAACTGGAGATGGCTATGGATAAACGAGATCTTGAGATGTTATGGTATTGTTGGGCAGAAAAGGGGGATATCACTAGATATATTGGTTTTGACAAGAATGAAGTAAGAGAACAATGCCCTGAACTGTGGAATGCATGGACTGTTTACAAAAAGGCAAAGGATGACATAGACTTTGCTTTTTATAAACTTTTGGGCAAAGAAGCAAGGGGACAGACATGAGATGCCTTGCCTGTAACGTATCCCTTTCTGACTATGAATGCAGTCGGAAAGCTTATGGAAGCGAAGCCTATGTAGACCTTTGTAATAGATGTTATTCCACAATACGGAAAGAACTGCCCGCCTATGGTAATGCTTTTCTGTTTAGTGAGGGTGACGATTATGAAGAAGCCCTGTTCGATAAAACTTGGCAGGGGCTTGACAAAGGTTCTAGTTTCTGGTATACTAGTCTGTATAGAGACTATGTAGATGAAGAAGATGACTAAGGTGATAGAGTCTATATATAGACCTTATTACCTATAACTTAACCTAGTTAAAAGGAACTATGATGTCTGAAGAGGAACGCTTCTATACTGAAACGCAGATGGGCTTAACTGAAGAGATTGCCCAATTGGATAAAGCTGCAGACGAGGCCCAAAGAACATGGGCTGTGGCTGATATGGCCGATGCTATAGAAAAGTTTGGATTCTTTACGATGATGGCTTTGCTTGTTGAAAAGCTGAAACAAAGAGGATTTACATCATGATGGTAACGATTAACGTCTTGGGCCTCCCCCCAATCGATGTCGAGCCAGTTTGTGAAGATAGTGAAGATGGAATGGGACACGTTTTTGCAAATAAGGCATGGATTAATAAGACCCGGATAGATCTTGACAAGATGCCGGATAACGTGCTAAGAATCATCGACGAGGCAACTGAGTTGGAACTTATGAAAAGGGCACAGGATGAGCTTAATTGTAAACAGTAAGATGCACTGTGATAGCTGCGGGGACGACACCGCAGCAGTGGAATATGAACGGGACGACGGTTCGCACTTCATTATCTGCCATAAATGCAAGGCTTTGACTAAGAATGTCGAGCCTAGCACCAAGGCTGAGGTGGTGCCTATGAAGCCGGTATTTGCGGTGGAAGTGGGCCCTCCTACAGAATGGCGTGGCGTATCTCAAAAGACGATGGAGTTTTATGGTGTAAAGGGAAACGCTACAGATATCCTCTTTCCATACTATAACTCTAACGAGTTATCAGGCTACAAGTGTCGGAAGCGTGAGGATAAAAAGTTCTGGCTCAATGGTGACATAAAAGAGGCAGGGCTTTTCGGGCAGAACCTATTTGCTGCTGGTGGAAAGTTTGTAACCATCACAGAGGGAGAGATGGATGCACTTGCTGGCTTCCAGATGCACGGCAGCAAGCATGCCTATGTAAGCCTGAAGAATGGCGCAGGAGCCGCTCTGGCGGATTGTAAACACTCCTATGAATGGCTTGATTCTTTCGAGACTATCGTGCTTTGCTTTGATGCCGATGAGCCCGGACAGAAAGCTGCTGCTGAAGTAGCCGCACTCTTTGCCGGTAAGGTAAAGATCATGAAGCATATTCCTGGTTGCAAGGATGCTAACGACTACCTCATGAATTCCAAGATTAAGGAATATACTGAAAGGTGGTGGGCTGCGGAAGAACATCATCTTGACGGCATCATCTGCACGGGGGATTTGTGGAATGAGGTTGCTGTGCCTCTTGAAAGGGCTCCGGTTGACTATCCTTATAGCTCCATGAATGGACTTACCTACGGCATTAGGCCTGCTGAACTGGTGACAATCACGGCAGGATCAGGTCTAGGGAAGAGTCAATTCCTTCGGGAACTGGTTTGGCACATTCATGAAAAGACCGAGGACAACATTGGAATTCTCTTTCTTGAAGAGGGTAAACGTCGCACGGTAGAGGCTCTGATGAGTATCGCCGCCAATAAACCGCTGCACCTGCCACAGGAGTTTCTTACAGATGAGGAAAGAGAACGAGCAATGCAGGAACGACGGGAAGCATTCGACAAGGTGCATGGCCAAAGGAGGCTATACCTTTTTGATTACTTCGGATCGGACAGGATCGACCATATCCTCTCACGTTTGCGGTACATGGTCAAAGGACTCGGCTGTAAATATCTGTTCCTCGATCATGTTACCATCCTTGTATCCTCTCAAGAATACGGGGATGAAAGGAAAGCACTTGACGAGATCATGACCAAGCTTCGGATGTTTGTGCAAGAGACTGGAGTGGCTCTATTTGTAGTCTCTCATCTTAAACGTCCCGAAGGCAAGGGTCATGAGGAAGGCGCAGCAACCAGTCTTGCACAACTTAGAGGGTCTGGCGCTATTGGGCAACTATCCGATATAGTGATAGGATTGGAAAGGAATGGACAGGCTGAGGATATTACAGAACGTAATACCACCAGAATCCGTATCCTAAAGAACCGATTCTCAGGATTGACAGGGCCAGCCGGTAGGGCTCTGTATACCAAAGAAACCGGAAGGATGTTGGAATTTGTTGAAGAGGAAATGTGATGACTGACACGAAGAAGCAAACCATGAATGAGATTACTGTTAACGGCGTTACCTATGTTCGCGCTGACAACCGGCCAACCGGCAATCGCGCCGTGATCGTTGTAGATCGAGGTTGGATATTTGCCGGGGATGTTCACCGCGCGGATGGCCGCATCAGGCTATCTCGGGCCGTATGGGTGTTCAAATGGACCGGCATCGGCTTTTCTGGCGTTATCGAACATCCTGAAAAGGCGGATATCAGGCCAATCGCTGATGTTGAAATTCCAGAGGGTGCAGAGATTTTTTCTGTTCCAGTGAAAGATACCTGGGGTCTGTGATGACTCTGTTTAGACCTGTCGGTTACAGCTATGGCTACAGCCACGGCTACGGCTACGGCAGCGGCTACGGCTACGGCGATGGCGAAGGCGGCGGCTACGGCGATGGCGATGGCGACGGCTACGGCGATGGCGAAGGCTACGGCTACGGCTATGGCTACGGCTACGGCGGCGGCTACGGCAGCGGCGACGGCTACGGCGATAACGAAGGCGGCGGCTACGGCAGCGGCTACGGCTACGGCACTGTTAGCAATAATCTTCGAAAAAGGAGGTCGCGATAATAGATGGAAGAAACACTTGACAAGGGATGGCTTTCTGGGTTATACTGGAAGGGTAAGTACGATGAACTACTAGCTGAGTACCAACGGCTAGTTCATAACTATGAGGAGTTAAAACGTGAAGTTGGTACTGGACATCGAGACAACAAAAGACCACTCCCATATCTTCTTGGCGGTAACAAAGAATCTTCAGACGGGTGAGATACTATGTCATACAGAAAGCAGTTCGCTAAGGCCTTTGCTAGAGGAAGCAGAGCTAATTATCGGTCACAACGTGATATCCTTCGACAGTTACCTGTTGGAGAAGTTGTGGAAGATACCGATGCAGTCGAGGAAATACTTCGACACCTTGATAATGTCGAGGTTAGGGTTGCCAGACCGTCAGGGAGGACACTCTCTAGCGAATTGGGGGAGGATTCTGAGCTTCCCGAAAATTGATTTTGATAACTTTACAGAGTTATCGGATGAGATGATCGAGTATTGTATTCAGGATGTAAACTTGACAGAAAAGGTTTATCATAGTGTTGTTCAAGAACTGTCTACGTTCAGGAATTGTGAACAAGTGATAGACCTTGAACATGAGGTAGCTTGGATTATCAGGGAACAGGAGGAGCATGGGTTTAAGCTGGACGTTACAGGAGCTAAGACACTACTGGCTGATCTGTTGTTTGAGATGTACGATATTGTTGAGCAGATACAGTCAGAGGTTCCTCCTAAAGTTGTTCAGCTTAAGACCAAGGCTAAGGTTATTCCGTTTAACTGTGGTAGTAGACTCCAGATTGGTGAGCTACTTGTCAGTCAAGGATGGAAACCTAAGCAATTGACTCCTACCGGCAGACCTGTTGTAGATGAAGGCACGCTCAGTTCTTGTAAGCTGCCGCTGGCTAGGAAGTTTGAACGGTATCTGATGCTACAGAAGAGAGTGGCACAGATAGAGTCTTGGATAGAAGCTGTAGATGATAGGGGCTATGTTCATGGTAAAGTTCTCACTACTGGGACTGTCACAAGTCGTATGGCTCACAACAGCCCAAACATGGCACAGGTGCCAGCAAGTCATAGCCCTTATGGGAAAGAGTGTAGAGCATTGTGGACTCCTAGTGTGGGCAATGTTCTGGTGGGTGTTGACGCTAGCAGCCTTGAACTTGTTATGCTAGCTCACTATATGAAAGACCCTGAGTATATCTCTGCTGTGTCTACGGGAAAGAAAGAGGATGGTACAGATATCCATACCCGTAACATGAGGGCAATTAACCTCAAGAGTAGGGACGATGCTAAGACCTTTATCTATGCTTTCTTGTATGGTGCTGGTGATGAGAAGATTGGCAGCATTGTAGGTAAGGGCAGGGTACACGGGGCTGCATTGAAGAATCAGTTTCTAGAAGCTACTCCTGCTCTCGCTAAACTGAAAGCAAATGTAGAGGAAGCAGCTAAAAGAGGATACATTTATGGATTAGATGGGAGAAAGCTTTTTATCCGGTCGTCCCATGCAGCTTTGAATACGTTGCTTCAAGGGGGTGGTGCGATAATCATGAAGAGGGCGCTAGTAATTTTTAAAGAGCATATCAAAACTCTTCCTGCTTCGTTTGTTGCAAACGTTCACGATGAGTGGCAGATTGATGTTGCTCCTGAATGGGCCGATGAAGTTGGCAGGCTTGGTGTCCAGTCTATTGAGGAAGCGGCAATGTTTTATAATCTTCGATGCCCCTTGACGGGGGAGTATAAATGTGGTACAACATGGGCTGAAACCCATTAAGGAGGTTAGATGGAAAACCTAGTGATTACAATTAAGGTGCCGAAAACAGACGAAGGAAGCTTTTCCGTGGAGTGTAGCGAGCCTACACCAGCCCATATTTTTGTAGATATTCTCTACTCTGCAATTGCTGTTGCTGTTGAAAAAGCCCGCGAAGCTTATGAACAAAAACGTATCGTTGTTGACGGTACAGAAACTATTCATTGAGGACACTACTATGAGCAAAGATGTTAAGCCGGTTAAGGTTGAAGGTACTGTTATGTGGGCATTCCTGAACAAGAGGAATGATTACTCCAATAGTTATCAAGTGGATATCTGCAACCTGAGTGTTGAGGATACTGCCAAGCTTGAGGGATTGGGTATTGATGTCAAGGAACGTGATGACAAACCTGAAAAGGGGAGGTTCATTACTTGCAAGAGTAAGAACTTTGAGATCAAAGCCTACGACGTAAACGGTGACGAGATTGATGCAGTTATCGGCAATGGTTCCAAGTGTCGAGCCATTATCGGAACTTACGAGTGGAAGTGGAAGGCTAACGCTGGTGTCTCTCCGAGTCTCAAGAAACTGGTCATTACAGACTTGGTTAAATATGAGGCTCCTGAAGAACAAGAGGAGTATTGATGGCACGGGTACGTTTAGCGATAGGCGTACCCACCACCGGCTTTACCCGCATTGAGTGGGTAGAGTCGGTGCTGGAGATGCAGAAAGCTTTGATGGCTGATAGGAACTTGAAAGTAGATCATGTTGTTGTCCTCTACTTTTGTTCTTCTGTCATTCCCAAGAATCGGATGAGGATTGTGGATATGGCTAGGAGGGCTAAGTGTACGCATATCTTGTGGATTGATGACGATATGCGCTTCCCTCCTATTGCAGCAAAGGCTCTCATCAAGGGTATGCAGCAGAATCCAGAAATGTTAATTTTAGGTGCTAACTGCATCAAGAGGAAGTACCCTATCGAGTGGATGGCTTCTCAGTTTGATGATACAGAAGTCAAGTCATGGGGAAAGCACGGTATTGAACAGGTTCGATATACTGGAAACAGTTTTGTTCTTGTCAATATGAAGGTATATGATATCATTCCTAAGCCTTGGTATGCTTTCGCATGGCATAATCATAGTGAAGATTTTGGTACAGAAGATGTATTCTTTATGGAGATGGCTAGGCAGCATGGTATCAATACCTATATCGACCATGATGTATCACAGCTCATCCACCATATCGGTATCAATGTCTTTAAACCGGAAGAACTTAAGGTGGTGTTAAATGTCGAACCAGTCGCGGAAGTCATCAGTAGCCCTACTTGACGGTGATATTCTTACTTACCGTGTTGGCTTTGCTTCTGAGGATGTATCTGAGAAAATAGCCAAGGCAAGAATGAAGGACACCATCGTAGACATACTTATGGAGATGACAGATGTTGGGGATTATGAAGGCTATCTATCGGGCCCAACAGAAGATAACTTTAGAATGGCTCTTGCTGTTACTGCTCCTTATAAGGGAAACAGACCCGGAAACAAGCCCGTCCACTACGAATGCCTCCGAGATTATCTTGCCGAGGAGTGGGAGTTTTCTGTAAGTAGCGGTCAAGAGGCTGACGATGATATTGCTATCAAGGCTACTGAGTTAGGAGCAGGGAGCTTTATTATCGTTTCCATTGACAAAGACTTTTTACAGATACCGGGTAAACACTACAACTGGGTGAAGAGAGAATACTATGATGTATCTGAAATTGAAGGACTACGCAACTTCTACAAACAAATTCTGTGCGGAGATAGAGTCGATAATGTTATCGGAATCCGAGGTATCGGTCCTGTTAAAGCTGATCGGATCCTTGGAGCTTGCACTACAGAAGCAGAGATGTATGCAGCAGTCCTCGCAGCTTACGAAGGAAATAGAGACAGAGTTATCGAAAATGGTAGACTCCTTTTTCTTCGACGGGTACCTGACCAAATATGGGAGCCTCCTCAATGAAGATTCAATCAGCGAAAAACAAGGGCAGGATGTTACAGAATCATGTCCGACAACGGATTCTGGAAACATTCTCAACTTTGCACCCAGATGATGTCCGTAGTACCAGCATGGGAAAGGGCGGTGAAGATGTCCAGCTTAGTTATGCTGCTAGACTTCTTTTCCCGTATACGGTAGAATGCAAGAGCCGTAAAGCTATTGCAATCTATAAGGATTATGACCAAGCTTCTGGTCATAACCCTGCATGGGAACCGTTGTTGGTCATTAAGCAGAACGGCAGGGCTCCACTAGCAGTAGTTCAGCTTGACCATTTTATGGAGCTTCATAGGAGGCAGCATGAAGGTTGAATATGTAGACCATATGGGAGATGACCTTAGCGTAGTGAATGCTGCTAGGGTTTCTTTCAGGAAGCAGTCTGATCCTGTAAGCTGGAGGTTTGTTATTGTAGGCAGGGAGAAGATTCAGATTCCTCTGCTCTCTGGGCAGGATGAGAGTCTTATTCGGTACCTTGCCCGAGAGGGGCATTGGAGCCCGTTTGCTCACACTACCATCAGTCTCCGTATGTATGCTCCTCTATTCGTTGCTAGGCAGCTTGCAAAGCATCAGGTTGGCTTCAGTTGGAACGAAGTCAGTCGCCGGTATGTAGACGACCCTCCTGAGCTTTTCTGGCCCGAACAGTGGCGCTATAAGGCTCCTAATGCAAAGCAGGGTAGCAGTGATATCGAATTCTCCAGTAATTGGCTGGATTCTGTAAAGCAGACCGCTAATAGTCTTGTCGATCTATATGGTGATCTTATTGACAAGGGCCTATGTCCAGAACAGGCTAGGATGTTCCTTCCTCAGAATATGTATACTGAGTGGATTTGGACTGGTTCTGTTACAGGTTTCTATCGTGTAGTGTCTCAAAGAATGGATCACCATACGCAGCAGGAGACAAGGGTTATTGCTAATAAGATTAACGATATCTGTAATAGCCTGTTTCCTGTTAGCTGGAAAGCTTTGAAAGGAGAACCGTTTTGAGAACTCATGCAGTTATTCCAGATTGTCAGGTTAAGCCGGGACACGATGTAACTTATCTGTCTCTGATCGGAATGTATCTGGCAGAAAAGAAACCAGATGTTATTGTCCAGATTGGGGACTTCGCTGATATGCCTAGCTTGTCAAGCTACGATGTTGGTAAGAAGTCTTTTGAAGGAAGGAGATACAGAGATGATGTTGATGCTTCCCGATTTGCTATGCGAGCGCTACTCGATCCAATTAGAGAACGTCAAAATAGAGATAAGAGTAGAAAAATTAAAGTCTGGTCGCCGGAAATGTACCTTACGCTTGGAAACCATGAAAACAGGATCAATCGAGTTACAGAAAGCGACGCTAGACTTGATGGAACAATTAAGATCGAAGATCTCGGATATGAAGAGTTTGGATTTAAGGTATCACAATTTTTGGATCCACTCTTCGTCGATGGGATTGCATATTGTCATTACTTTACCTCTGGAGTTATGGGACGTCCTGTTGGGAACGCTCGACTCTTGGTTCAAAAGAAATTCCAATCTTGTGTTCAAGGACATCATCAACATTGGGACATCCACCGAACAGTCAGAGCAGACGGCAAAGCCGTGACGGGGCTTTTTGTGGGCTCCTGTTACGAACACGATGAGGACTACCTAGGTCCACAAGGGAACCACTATGATCGTGGCTTCTGGATGCTATACGAGGTTGATGATGGTAACTTCCAGCCTCACTATATTACACTATCTTATTTGAGGAAACGCTATGGCATTCAATGACATTACTCATACAGATAAGCTAATGCGTTTACGGGCTACTAAATCAAGCCCTAACGCAGCTACTGAGGGAGAGATTAGGTTTTCTGACGGTACAGGTTGGGATCCGGGCCAAGGGGAAGGATACTATGAGTACGATGGTACTGCTTGGAACTATCTTGGTCTGGCTCTAGGTAACTCAGGATATGGCTGGAAGGATATGGTTTCAGCCGTGTCCGCTGCTAGGGTTCCTCCTGCTAATGCTCCTACAGCATCTAACTTTGGTGCTGCTGGCACCCTGCAGCGGTTGGAGTATGCTTTTGATGTTAATGACTATATTTTTATACAGCCATTCCATGTAAATCATGATGTAAAGCCTAACTCTACTGCTCATATCCATGTCCATTGGACGACTAATGGAACTGACACGGCAACGGTTAAGTGGGAGCTTCATATCCAGAGGGCTCTTGGGCACAATCAGGAAGCTTTTGGGGCCCCTACAGCCATCTCTGTTGAACAGGCTGCATCTGGTACAGCATACCAGCATATGGTGGCAGAAGATGATACGGGGATTACTCTCTACGAACCGGATGAGCTTATCATCATTAGTCTCAAACGTGTTACTAACGGTGGTACAGACAATACCGATACGGTCTTTGGGCTTACTGTGGACTTCCACTATCAAGCAGATAGGTCAGCCACAAAGAATAAAGCCCCTAACTTTTATACTTAAGGAAACGCTATGAATCATTTCTTTTTTGATGAAGTTCAAGAAAATGCTAAGAAACGAGCCGAAGAGAAGTCGGCTTGGGCTAGGTATATGGAAGAATACGGTTCTGCAGAATATGACGAAGATGATTTGGAGTACGAAAAAGCAGAGATCCCTTGGTTCAAGAAAGTTAAAGACTTCCATCCTGTTAACAAACCACTCCATTACAACATGGGTAAGGTAGAGACTATTGAATATATTGAATCTGCTCTGGGGCAGCAGGGAGCTATTGATTACTGTATTGGTAATGTTATCAAGTATGTATCCCGCTGGCGTAACAAGGGTGGTCGAGAAGATCTTGAAAAAGCCGCATGGTATCTGAGTCGGGCTCTGAAAAATGTTGACGCTTAACGACGTTTGTGATAGACTGATGCTGATGGACGAGGTAATCTTGTTGGAAGTTCTTGACATCGACTCAGAGGATATCGTAGAAAGGTTTCGAGATCTAATCGAGGAACGCTATGAAGAACTATTGGAAGAACTGAAGGATCTTTAATGGAAAAACAACGATTCAAAACTAGCTTTTCTGAGAACATCTTCCGACACAAGTATGCACAGGGGCCTAGTGATTCTTGGGACGCTCTTGCTGAACGTGTTGTAGAGGATGTCTGTGGCAGTCGGTGGGGTACTGAGCAGAAGCTGATGTCTGACTCTGATCGTAAACAGTTGGAACAGTATATCAAGGAGATGAAGTTTATTCCGGGTGGCCGATATCTGTATTATGCTGGACGGCCTTTTAAAGCATTCAACAACTGCTACCTTCTCCGGGCTGAAGAAGATACTAGGGAAGAGTGGTCAGCGGTTACTCAACGGGCTATGTCTTGCCTGATGACAGGGGGTGGAATTGGCATCGACTATTCAAGACTACGAGCTTCAGGTAAAAATCTTGCTAGAACGGGTGGAAAAGCTAGCGGACCTATCCCACTCATGTTTGCGATTAATGAGATCGGGAGAAACGTTAGGCAAGGAGGAAGTCGCCGATCTGCTATCTATGCTAGCCTCAACTGGAGACACGATGACATTAGTGAATTCCTTAGGGTTAAGGATTGGGGTGAATACCCTGCGGGGACAACAGGACTAACGCTATGGGATCTAAAGAACCAAGATTTCAACTTCCCTTGTCCGCTGGACATGACGAACATCTCGGTAAACTACGACGACGACATCAAAGGGGGAGACTCACAAGAACTGAGCAGCGCATTGCTGGCGAGCAAGGTGTTCATGGAAAACTGCCGACAGGCAATGAAGACGGGGGAACCGGGATTCAGCTTCAACTTCGGGACGAAGAAGAATGAGACTCTTAGGAACGCTTGCACAGAAGTTACATCTGAAGATGACTCTGACGTATGCAATCTTGGCAGCATCAACATTGGCAATATTGAGAGTCTGGAAGAGTTCCGATCAGTTGTTAACCTCGCAAGCAAGTTCCTCGTCTGCGGGACGCTCCGAGCGGATCTTCCTTACGAGAAAGTTTACCGGGTTAGGGAAAAGAACCGGCGTCTGGGTCTTGGACTTATGGGTATACATGAATGGCTATTGAAACGTGGCTCTAATTACCATATGACTCCCAAGCTCAGGGAGTGGATGGAGGTCTATAAAAATGAATCAAAGCGTTCTGCTGATGAGCATTGTGATAGGCTTTATCTTTCTCACCCTGTCGCTTATCGAGCCATTGCACCGACGGGGACAATCGGTATTCTGGCTGGAACTACTACTGGTATTGAGCCTCTGTTTGCTGTGGCTTATAAGCGACGCTTCCTTACTGAGGGAGATAAGTGGAAGTATCAATATGTTGTTGACGCAACTGCGGATCTGTTGATTAAAGAGTACGGTCTTGATCCTAACAAGATCGAGTCAGCTACTCATCTGGCTACAGACTTTGAACGAAGGATTAAGTTTCAGGCCGATGTTCAGGACTATGTAGATATGTCTATTTCTTCAACCATTAACCTCCCTGCATGGGGAACAAAGGACAACAATGACAGTCTTGTTAGTAGCTTTGCTAATACTCTCGCTAGGTACGCTAGTCGCCTCCGTGGCTTCACTTGCTATCCTGATGGATCTAGAGGAGGCCAGCCGATCACCGAAGTACCCTACGAAGAAGCGATCAAGCACAAAGACATGATCTTTGAGGAGAACGAAGAGGTCTGTAAAGGAGGGGTCTGTGGAGTCTGAACTTGTCAGTATGGGGCTGTGGGCAGCGGGGCTGCTCATAGCTGCTGTTATAGTAACCGTTATTAACATCCTTAAATAAGGAAAGCCAATGAAGTATCTACTTGTGATTCTACTGACCTATGGAAACCCTAACAATAGTCTTGATACCTTTATCGAGGGTCCATTTTATTCTGAGCTAAAGGCCTGCCAAGAAGCAGGAAAGCAGTTTAAAGTTGACAGTCAGCTTCCTCTGTATTCAGCTAAAATTGCTTGTGCCAATACAGAAACAAAGAAGATTTTTGGATTGGATGAAAAAGAAGCTATGCTGTAAAAGAAAAAGCCCCGCACAAGGCG